GCTTCTACTTCTTCAATAGGTTCTTCAGTAGATTCCTCTACACCAGCTTCTACTTCTTCAGGAAGACCTGCATCTTCTACTCCTTCAACAGTTTCTTCAACAGTTTCTTCAACAGTTTCTTCAACAGTTTCTTCGACGGTTTCTTCACAAACTACATCATCTGATGGGATGCACTCAACTACTTGACCTGCATGTGATTCTTCTTCGGGTTTGTCTTCATCATCGCAAGCACTAAAAATAGAAGTCATAGTAATAAGTAATGCTAATAAAATTGTTCTAATTTTCATAAAAACTCCTTTTAAGTTTTAAATAATTATTTTATAAAATTCTTATTAATTATAACATTAATATATATTTTTTATATTATAAATAAAATAAATTATAGAATTTAGGAGATTTTATGTCAAATTTAGATTACTTAGACTTAATTACAAAACAAGCAAAAAATGAAACAACACAAAAAATATTTTCAATTTTATTAATTGCACTTTGTTCTTTCTTTATAGGAAGATCATCTGTAAGCGATTGCAAAAAAGACGTTGTTTGTAAGGATATAATCACTGATAGAGATAAATTATCTAAACAACTTAATGAAGATAAAATTATCTGTCAAGATGAAAAAACTAAAGAAATGAAAGATCTTGCTTTTAAATTAGAAAGAGAATGTGCATATAGATTAGACAAAGCTTTAGACGATTGTGAATTCTCAGAAGAAATTCACTGTTCAATTTGTATTTCAAGAGGAGTTTGTAGACCATGAAGAATATAATTTTTTCTTTTGTTATATTGTTAAATAGTATTAACTTTTCTTATTCACAAGTTCCTTCTTTAAATTTAAATCTTGAACAAGATAAAAACGAAGAAATGGTTATGCAACATAACGATATAAAATTAACAATTGGAAACTTAAATTTAAACGCTCCTTTTTTATATAAAGGAGAAGTAACACCCTTTCAAGGATATCTTGTTAAGTTAAATAGTTATATAAAAATACAAAAAATAGTTGAAGGATGTCAAACTAGTTGTGATGTTCTTATCGAATCAATTAAATTAAGTTACGAAGAAAAACTATCACAATGTCAGATTCAATGTGATGAAAGAATTAATATTATTTCGAGTGAAAATGATCTTTTAAAAAGTGATAAAAACAAATTAGAAAAAGATCTTTCTTCTGAACAACTTAGCAAATATATTTGGACTACTGCATCGTTTACTGCTGGTGTAGGATTAGGAATTTTAGTTTATTCTTTTTCTATAAAATAATATTTTTTATATAATTAAATTTATAAATAAATAAATTATAGTTGGAGATTTGTATGGAACCGAATTTAGTATTATCTTTAGGGTCTATGTTAACAGTTGTTGGTCTTTTTTACACATGGCATAAAGATTCAAAACAAAATGCAGAAGAAATGGCTGACTTAAAAGCCCGTGTTAATTCTCTAGAAAATAGAGCACAAAGAACAGATGAAGTATTACAAGAACTTCTAACGTCTGTTCAAGAAATTAAAGTAGCTTTAGCTAGAATAGATACAAAGTTAACTCTAGTTGAACAAGAAATAAACAGAGATAAAACAAATAAAATTGTTTAAGTAATATATAAATAATAAGGAACAAATTAAGGACAATAAAAATGAAGCTTACTAAAGACATTCTTAGAAAAATTATTATCGAAGAAATGAATAAATCTCAAAAAGAAGTTATTAAAGAAGGAACAGAAGAAAATCCTGTAAGAATAACTCCAGATATGTTAAACAAACTAATTAGAGAAGAATATTCAGCGTATCAAAGAAGACAAAAACTTTTAGAATCATTTAACATTAAATAAAAAAAAATTGTACATTTAATAATTCGTGTTTATTATATACATGCATTTAATCGCAACAAAATTTTTTAATAATAAATGAAAGGATTAATAAATGCAATTATCACCTGAACAAGTTCAATCTGTTAATGTTTTACTTTCTGCTGTACAAGTAGCTCAACGTCGTGGAGCATTTTCTCTTCAAGATGCACACACTCTACAAGATGCTATTGACAAGCTAGTTCCACGTGAAGAACAAGAAAGACAAGCAGCTGCTTCACAAGAATCTGATGATGTAAGTAGTGATCAAACTGAAGCACCAGTAAGTCTCCCGGAAGAAGATGAAGATACTCAACCTACTGCCGATTCTGAGTGATTTTAATTTAAATATTTAAAAATAATTAAGGTGTACTTAAAAAATACACCTTTATTGTAATATATATTAATAGGCCCGGTGCAAACATAACAGCTGACCCCGCCAGCGCATCGGAATCTTGCGGACAAGTTTATCCTAAAAGGAGGAAGTTATGGCAACAAGTAGAGGAAGAAAATCTACATCAAAGAAAAAAGAAGAAAAAACAGTAGAGTCTCCTAAAAAAGAAGTTATTGAACCTAAAGTCGAGGATCTTAAAAAGACTACACCTGAAAAAGTAGTTGAAAATTCTGCTCCAGAACCAGTTCAAGAAGAGTTGCCTCCACCACCACCTGCTCCAGAGCCCGTACCTGTTGTTGAACCGGTTGTCGAGCCTGTTGTAGAGGAAGTAGCAGTTCAATCTGTTACACCTGTGCCACTTGTTGTAGAGGTTGGTTCATTTGTAAAAATGCCATCTGGAAAACGTGGAACAGTTATCGCAGTTAATCGCAAAGGGTACTTCGAAGTAAGAAGCGAAAGAAACCCCCGTAAGACTTATTTATATGAGTCTTCACAACTCTCATTGGTATAATAACTTAAATAATAAAGAAAGAAAAAAGGAGATATAAAATGCCAAAAGTCACAATTACAGATACAAAAGGTCTAGTTCAAGAAACAGGAAAAGGTTTTACAGTCGATAATAATGATGATGATAAGCCTGGTTATATTGCACTGACATCAGCTAATGGTGCAGTATGGTACCTCTCAGTTGGAGATGACGGTCAAGCACTAGTACTTTCATCACAGGTTCCAAACGCAGACGAATCTTCAGCCGGTGATGATTACAAAGTTACTCTAGCATAACAATAGCCTGTTAATTTGTTTAACATATATTTTTTAATAAACCTCATTGTAGTAGAGATACTCTTTGAGGTTTTTTAGTATTTGATGAATGAAATCTTATACTTTATTAAAGACTTTTATAATTAGATATGAATATAAAAAAAGTATAGGAGTTTTATATGACTTCATTTTACCAGGTATTAAATAGTACGACTGATGGAAGACCTACACCTTTTGGTGCATTTGATAGTGATAGTCATTTTCAAGAAGAAGCTGACAATGTAGTCCTTTATGTTAAAAGACGTTTAGGTGACGATATTATGACTGTTGAATTAACTAGTAAACAAATTTGGGCAAACTTTGAAGAAGCAGTATTAGAATATTCTAAGCAAATTAATGCACATCAGGCAGAATCTTATATGTCAAATATTCTAGGTCTAAATACAGGTCCTAGTGAAACATTTAAAAAAAATGATTATGGACATTATTATTGGTTAACAAATCCGACTACTGATGATCCTGATGAATTGATACCAGATTTAGATGGAAATAATAATAAAAGAAAAAATATACAAGTACTCCTAATACAAGATCCAAATGATCCACGATTCAGAATACAGAATAAAATAGGACAATATAAGTCTACAACAACTGATGGTGTTACTACAATAGATTTATCAAGAGAGATTGAATTAAAAACAACTAATGGAGGAGATGAATCTCCGATTGTTGATAAAAAAATAGGTCCTAATGGACAAGAACAAAAATTTCCAAGAGAAACTTTAGAATATCTTTTAAGAAGAAGTGAACCTTATGCTTCTGAAGCTTTTGTTGGTGGAGTGAATAATTCTATTAGAGGATTTATTAAGTTAGAACATGATAAACAAGATTATAATGTTTACACAGATATGATTATTCCTTACGAAGGAAAAGAATTATCACTGACAGAGTACAATTATGATGTTAGCCAATTATCTATTTTTAACCCTGTTTATAAGGAAAAACTACTTCCTACAGCAACAGCAACAAAATTAAAAATAAACGAAATATTTCATTTTTCACCTCAAGCTGCATATCGATTTTTTGATACAACTTCAGCTATAAACTATTTAAATAATCAGTTTTCTTTTGAATCTTTTACACCTGAAACTGTTTTTTATGTTTTACCTGTTTTTGAAGATTTGCTTCGTGCAGGACAATTAGATATATCAAATAGAATAAGAAGAAGTAATTATAGTTATCGTTTACAAGGTCAAGATTTAAGAATATTTCCAAGACCTACATCTAGTAATCCTCAAAATTTATTTATTAAATTTTCTTTCCCAGCAGATCCATTCAAGCCTAATTTACCATTTAGTGACGAATCAATTGAAGGTGTGTCAAATTTATCTAATGTTCCTTTTGGTAATATCACATTTAGTAAAATAAATCAAATGAGTAGACAATGGATAAGACAATATACATTAGCTTTATGTAAAGAAACTTTAGGATTAGTTAGATCAAAATTTAGTTCTGTTCCTATTCCTGGAAGTGATGTGACTTTAAATGGTAGTGATTTAATTTCACAAGGAAGAGAAGATCAATTAAAATTATCTGAAAAATTAGTTGAAACTTTAGATAAATTAACATATCAAAAATTATTAGAAGCAGATGCAGCACAATCTGAATCTATGATGAATATTCTTCGAAGAGTTCCTGTACCAAATGGAAAAGCTATAATAATAGGATAATAAGATGCCAAGATTATTTTTAGGACAAAAAGAAGCTGACTTCTTTTCAGATTTAACAAAAGAAATTATTAAAGATGTAGCAGGACAAAAAATATTTTACTATGTTGTAAGAGAAGATTTGTCTGATGTTCATGATGTTTATGAAGAATCAATTCATAAAATATTTAATCCACCAATTGAAATTGAATGTTTAGTTGAATGGCAACCTTCAGAAGTTAAAACAACACAATTTGGTCATGAACAAACAAAAGTTATTACAGCTTATCTACATAATAGAGACTTAATTGATAGAAATATTAATATAAGACAAGGAGATTATATTTCATACGGAGAATTTTTCTTTGAAATTACATCAACTATTATTGATAAAGTAGTTTATGGACAAGTTGAAAGAGCAACTTCTGTTAAATTAACTGCAAAACAAGCAAGAATTGAACATATCTTTAAGAAAGCACTTGGTCCTACATCTGAAGGTTACCTTGAAGATAATGCAATTCAAACAGAGTTTAAACAACAAAGAGGAGAAACAGAACACGATACTAGACAGCTTCAAAAGGATGGTGTTCTTGATAAACCAATTACAGGTGCAAAAAAAGTTTCTCCAGATGGAACAACTAAAAGTGTAGATGGAATTGGTACTTCTTTTTATGGAGATGAATAATGACTACAAGATATGATAAAAGTAAAGAGGATAATTCTTCAATTATAAGTGGTTATGAAGATTCGAATAAAGTTTATGATTATGTAATTCCTTCATGTGGGATTGAAGATTTAGATTTTGCGGTATTTAATCTTTTTAATAAACAAATACCTTTATATTATGATCTTCAAGGTGAAGTAAAAAATGTTCCTGTTATTTTTGCAACTGGTGAAAGGTTTGCTATTCTAAGAAGAAAAAAGCCAATAACAGATAAATCTGGTGCTCTTATTTTACCACTTGTTTCTATTTCAAGAACAAATTTGGATAACAAACCTCAAAAAGGAATTGCTAATAACGAATTATTTCCTGAAACGTTTATTCGAAAAATTGCAAGTAATAATACAGAATATAGACAACAAAATAATTTTGAAGGATTTAAAAATTTAAATCATACAACACACAATACAGATTCAGTAAAATCATCTTTTAGTTTAAAACCACAAATTAAAAATAATATCTATGAAACAATAGAAATACCTCCTGTTAAATATTTTGGCGCAAGTTATGAGATTACAATCTGGTCATCTTTTACCCAACAAATGAATAAACTATTAGAAACAGTAATAAGTTCTTACACACTTAATCCTGGACAACAATTTCGTATAGAAAGCAAAAAAGGCTATTGGTTTCCTGCTTTTGTTGAATCTTCTTTCACACAAGACACAAACTATGCAGACTATACTGATGCTGAAAGATATGTAAAATATAGTTTAACCTTAAATGCAACAGGATATATTCTTGCTCCAAATATTGAAGGTGGAAAAGTTGGAATAAAATCTCTTGTTAGTGCTCCTCAAATATCTTTTGAAATTTTGGATAATCCTCCACAATTAGATCCTCAATTAGGAGGAATTCAATCAAATGATCCAAATAGTAGAATATTAGATAATATATTAGACGAAGATTTGCCTCCTGTTGCTCAAAGAATAGGAGTTAATGCATTAGACTCTTTAGACAATCTTCATAAAGAAGACAAATCATCAGCTTTTGCTGTAGGTGAATCAAACTTAGATGTTTATGATTATGTAGGAGAAAGAAGTTCAAATGCAAAAAATTATAGAAAATATATTTTTAAAGATAAATTCGGAAATACTACTGAAGTAAAAGGTGTAGCTAATAAATCAGGTGAGACAATTTATGATCAAAAATATGCAGAATCGATTTTTAATATAACTATTAAAGATAATTAGAATATTTGATGTATAATTAGTCTATATGATATAATAAAATAGATATTAGGAGAACTAGCATGGCAGAGCAGACATTTAAGTCTCCAGGTTTTTTTGAAAGAGAAATTGAAGTTATAAGCAGTCCTATCTTTAGGAACACTGCTACTCCTGTTGGAGTTATTGGTCCTTCTGAAAGAGGTCCAGCTTTTGTTCCAACAACTGTTTCTTCAATTGAAGAATATATTCGAGTCTTCGGAAAACCTAACAGACGTATGCTTGGCGGACACGCAGCAACAGAATTTTTTAGAAATAACGGCAAAGCCCTTACTTATTGTCGAACATTAGGAACAGGATATTCGGATGGAACTTCGATAACTAATGCAGGGTTTAAACTTTCAAGTAATAGTAGTGGTCAAGGCGGAGTTTTTTTTATAGCAGCAAAACATGATGTAAATGATGTAGAATTTCTATCTTTAGGTAATTTTAATGATAATGATTCTCATACAACTAACATGGATAATACAAGCGGATCTACTACAACATTTGGTAGCAGTAAAGAAACAGGTGTTGAATTAGTTCGTGCAATGTTATTTGCTCACAAAAATGTTTCAATTAAAATTGATGAAACATCGAATACAACTCCAGCTTTAGCAGATGTAGCA